AGACGGAGCCAAAGCTAACGAAGGTTCAGCAGGGGGAGGCATGGCGGCTCAGCAGGAAGTCCCATCGGCAACAGCCGAATACATGGACAGGATGAATGGGGTAAAAAAGAAATTAAGTCGGGAAGCGTCAGTGAAATTGCAGAAGAAAATGGAAAAGGAAACTGTCAGCAACAGTGATATTAAAGGCAAATTCACGGCTTCTGAAGAAAAAGCCATTGATCGTTATACATCAATAGAATTTAAAACCATAAACGGGGAGTTAAGATCTGGTAAAATGTCGGCCAAAACAAAAGCAACCGTGGCGAAGATGGACGAAGCGATGAGTAAGAACGTCCTGAAAAGAGATGTTATCGTGTACAGAGGAACGGACGGAAGCCATGGAACGGATAAGGCCTATACGTCTACGAGTACAAATCCTTTAACAGCCGGAAACTTTGCAAGAGGTAATGCAAAAATGCAAGCCTATGTCATACCCAAAGGCACTCATGTTCTGGCCATAGGTGGTGGAGAAGGTGAAATAATATTATCGAGAGGGTTCAACCTGGGTAAGCACAAGATTAAATAAAACAGTCATGCTACCTGCTAAAAATAAACCCGCTAAACGTAAACCCAGCAAAAATAAGTCTGGCAAAAAGGTATCTGAAACGAGATTTAATAAAGTCCTTTTCAATATTTCGGAACACGGTATGCCGTGGAAAAAAGCGTTAGAAGGTATTATGTCATCTTACACTTTTAATAAAATGCTTGATTCAGACGAAGAAAGAGCAAAGCGATACGTGCGCGCGTGCGAGAAAAGAGCGGACGTTATTGCTGAACAGGCGCTAAACATAGCTGATGAATTTGGAGATGACATAATAACCTTGCCCGATGGAAGAGAGATCGAAAATCAGCGTGTAATTGGAAGGGACCGTTTAAGGGTTGATACTCGTAAATGGCTTTTATCAAAGATGTACCCTAAGAAATACGGGGATAAGATGAGCACTGAATTAACCGGCAAAGATGGAAAGGATCTGCTTACTGGTCCCGATCTAACCAAACTCAGCGATGCAGAATTAAAAATCTATCATGCTTTACTTGTGAAAACCATTGCAACAGCAGAGTAACCATATAACCCCCTTGTTAGCTGCCCGTATTGAATTATTCAAGCGTGGTGACTACGACTTCATTGTTACCCAGCAAGGCAAAAAGCACATTAAGCAGGAGCTTGCATTGCAAACCCTCACCGATCAGGATCATGTTGAATTCCTTTATGGAGGGGCAGCTGGTGGTGCCAAGTCGTGGACCGGTTGTGCCTGGTTGGCTTTTATGTGTCTGGCTTATCCTGGTACCAAGTGGTTCATTGGCCGTGAATCTCTGAAACGCTTACGGGAATCAACCCTGATAACCTTTTTCAAAGTGTGCACGAGTTATGGCATCCAACGTGACAAGGTCTTCAAGTACAACGGGCAGGATCACTTCATCGAATTTGAGAACGGATCCCGTATTGACATGCTGGATCTTCGCTTCCTCCCTTCGGATCCGCTCTATGAACGTTACGGGTCCATCGAATACACGGGCGGCTGGATAGAAGAAGGGGGAGAGATCAACTTCGGGGCTTACGACACGCTCAAGACCCGTATTGGCAGGCACATGAACGACTTTTACGGTATTGTCCGTAAACTGTTTATATCCTGTAACCCGAAAAAGAACTGGATGTATACCACGTTCTTTAAACCGGCAAAGGATGGCACCCTGCCGTCTCACATGACATATCTTCCCTGCCTGGTGCAGGAAAACCCATTTATCGAAAAGGATTATATCAAAGCCCTTGAGTCAACAACCGATAAGGTCAAAAAGGAACGATTACTAAAAGGCAATTGGGAATATGATGACAATCCAAATGCCCTGTGTGCTTACGATACCCTACTGGCGATATTCGGTAACGATCTGGCCAAGAAAACGGGTAAGAAGTATATCACTGCCGACATTGCACGTTTCGGGTCAGACAAAGCACGTATTGGGGTTTGGGATAATTGGACAATAATTGAAACGTTGTCCTTTGACGTCAGCAAAACTACTGAAATTCAGACCGCGATTAATCATCTGAGGCAAAAACACAAGATCTCGAAGATGCGATCCATCGGAGACGAAGACGGCGTGGGAGGTGGTGTGATTGACAATTGCGGTATCAGGGGCTTCAGCAACGGGGGCCGACCTTTCGAGGGTGAGAACTTCAAGAACCTACAAACCCAGTGCGGATATAAGCTGGCTGAGCGGATCAACAACAATGATGTTGGCTTTGAGGCTGAAATCACTGAGGAAGAAAAGGAGAATATCGTTATTGAACTCGAACAGCTGCAGACGTGGGAAGCTGACTCAGACGGAAAGCTGAAATTAAAACCAAAGGAAGAAATCAAAAAGGATATTGGCCACTCTCCGGATTGGCGCGATTTATTCCTGATGCGGGCCTTCTTCGATTACGACGATGTGGATATACCGCAAAACATCACACGTGAAATGTTGGGCTTCGGAATGTAAACTTATAATAACTAATGATATGAGCTTGTTAAGTAGTATTTACAATCAGTTTAACGCCCTTGTTGGGCGCAATCAGGAATTCGATAAGCTCTTATCAGCTAAAGACATTTCCCGGGTGATCTCTTACATGAATGACAACAGCGCAAAGGTCAATCATGCCATTCAGGAGTATGACGTGCTTTCGCATGAGATCATGAAACGTCCGGATAAAGTCATTAAGGGCAAAGATGGTCAGTACATCCGCACACAGAAGCGTTGGAGACTCCCTATCCCCTACCAGGTATTCATCAATGAGATCGCCCTTGTCTTCCTTTATGGCAGAGCCGTTAAGTGGATGCAGCAAAGCGAGAACACCGAAGAAGCGTTTCAGGCGTTCAAGGACATGCTTAAAAGTGTCCGCTTTGATTCAAAGATCCGGCAATGTAAGCGTCTTGCTGGTGCCGAGACTGAAAGCGCTATGCTGTTCAGGGTATTCCGCAATGCTGAAGGAAAGCCGGACGTGCAGATCCGGGTATTGGCAAAAAGCAAAGGGGATGATATCCGGGCAATGTGGGACCAGTACGAAAAACTGATTACTGCAGGATGGGGTTACTACCTCAAAGAAGATGGAGTAATCAATTATCATTTCGATGTCTATACCTCTGACATCATATACCGCTGCACCCGGGCAAACATGGGATGGCAAGTGGTCGAAGAGCTGAACCCGATTGGCAAGATCCCATTTATCCTATTCAATCAGCCCAAAGAGTGGGATGGAGTCAGTCCAATGATCGAACGTGAAGAGTATATCGGATCCAGAACAGCGGATGTGAACGATTACTTCTCTGATCCTGCAATCGTGGCCACGGCTGACATTCTGAACAGTATGCCAGAGAAAGAAAGTGAGTCAAAGATTTACATCACAAAGGAAAAAGCAAGTGTCGAGTATCTTACCTGGGACTCAGCCCCGGAATCAAAGAAGCAGGAAATTGAGTGGCTTGAAAAACATATCCTCTCCAAGTCATTCACTCCAAACATTGACTTTGACAACATGAAGGGCCTGACCAATGTATCCGGCAAAGCTCTCAAGCAAATGATGATCCTTGCTGATATCAAAGCGGCTAAGCATAAAGAAATACATGATGAACTACTTGATCGCGTGTCAAGCTTGTGTAAATCCATCCTTGGCAATGTGACCAACTACGGTCTGAAGACACAATGTGAGAACCTGATCATTGGTCATGAGTTTCAGGAGCCATTTGGTGAAGATATCAAGGACACGATCGATAACCTGGTTGCCAGCGTTGAGAACGGAGGCATGAGCACTGAGACATTTGTTGAGCTTAATCCTTTGGTCAAGAATGCAGCTACTGAACTTATCCGACTTGGTGAGGAAAGTGCTAAAAAGCAAGCTACATCAACTGACATATTCGGACAAGCGAATTAACCATGGTTAAAATCAACCCTGATAAGTATTTCAAAGATATGTTTGCACGTACGGAGGGCTATGCCGGTAACGTGCAGCAGATCTATGCCGGTGCCATAACTCAGCTGACAGAGTTAGCGATAGCATTCAAGCCCAAAGAGGGGGAAACCTTTTCTTTTGATGCCAATGAGAAGATGAAGGGCAAGGCTACGAACATACTTAGAACAATGAACGCCAAAGTGTACGGCGCTATTCAGGGCGGAGTAAAAGCAGAGTGGACACAATCAAATATCAAGAATGATAAGTTAGTAGCAGCGATTTTTGGCAAAGATGCTTTTGAGAAAAACCACTTTGCACGTTACTTTGATCGCAATGAGAAGGCGATGAATGCCTTTATGGATCGGTCGAAGAAAGAGGGAGGTTTAGGCCTTTCCCAGAAGGTTTGGAACTACACCGGTCAATTAAAAGCTGAACTGGAAGTAGCTCTCGATCTTGGAATAGGTGAGGGAGGATCAGCAGCCCATATCTCAAAAGCCGTCCGGTCCTATCTCAACGAACCGGACAAGCTGTTTAAGCGGGTCCAGATAACCACTAAGGATGCTGAGGGCAACATTACCAAAACAGGCCGGTACAAGCTCTCCAAAGCAGCTCAAGCATATCATCCCGGACAAGGGGTATATCGATCATCATATAAAAACGCTATGCGTCTCACGCGAACTGAGACAAACATGGCTTATCTGACAGCTGATCACGAAAGATGGCAGCAGTTTGACTTTGTCGTTGGGTACGAAGTAAAGCTCTCAAGTAATCATCCTGTCACTGACATCTGTAATGACTTTGCGGGCAAATATCCAAAGACTTTCAAGTTTGTTGGCTGGCACGTTATGTGTCGATGCTTTGTAATTGCGATTTTGTGCACTGAGAAAGAGCTTGATAGCCTGTCAGACGCTTTACTGAACGGTGAAGAACTGAAAGACTTTAAGTCAATTAATGAAGTAACGGGCGTACCTGATGGATTCACGGGATGGATCGAAGCTAATAAAAAACGTGCTGCAACAGCTAAGTCAATCCCTTATTTCATCCGGGATAATTTTGTAGAGGGTGACATAACCAAAGGGCTAAGTTTGATCAGGCCAATAGTAGACCCAATTAAGGAAGGGACTAAAATTATTGAATTTATCCCGTCTAAAACTATTCAGGAAATAGAACAACGTTACAAAAATGCGGGTTTTACAAGGGTGGATCTTGGCAGGGCAACAATAGAACAGGCCAATATAATTTTAGAGCCAATCGAGTTTGAAGCAAAAAGAGGGTTGCTTGAGATAGCTGAAATCAGGCTGCAAAACGGTATAGTATCTTCAGGGCGAAGTGTAAACGGAATAACAGCGGCTCAATATTGGCAGGCAGATTTAGCGAAGGATCGAATGTTAAAAATAAATTTGGATGCTTTCAAGATTAATACCTATCAACCGTTAAAGAGCTTTGAAACTGAAATATCTTTAAGAGAATCAAGGATAAACGGATTAAACCAAAGTATTAAAAATTATGAGGATAGATTGGGTCAATCGGCAATGAAGGATAAAATCTACAAAAAAGATATCCGTATTGCCAAGAATCAAATATCCAATTATGAGTATGAAATAAGTAAATTGAATAAGCAAATAGAAAATGGGGAGTTTCCAATACCTCAAAATGTATCAAGCCTATTGAAAGACAAAGCCAGTCAGGTAAAAGCGGACGTAACCCATGAGTTAGGGCACTATTACGATAACATTTCAGAGGCAACTGGAAAAGGGCTATACAAGGATTACATTAAAGAAATAAGTGTGTATGGAGCATCTGACAAGCAAGAGTATTTTGCTGAATGGTTCGTACAATATCGTTTGCATGGAAGCAAAGGAGTGCCTGAGGATCTACTGAAGATATTCAAGAAGTTTTAATAAAAAAGGAATTGTTTTTTGCATAAATTTTTATATATTTACAAAGCAGAATCACGGTGGAGCGTGGTTTTAAAAGAAACTGGCACTTTGCCATAAAACCCATTTTGTCACAGGCTCCACCCTGTCTCAGATGGGTTTTTAATATTAAGCAATGAAAGAGATTAAACTGGATAAAGGATTATTTGCTCAGGTAGATGATAAAGACTTCGACTATTTGAATCAATTCAAATGGCACGCTTCAAATGAATATAGCTCTTATTATGCCGTAAGAACAGCAACCACAGAGGGCAAAAGAACTACTATAAGAATGGCCCGTGTAATAATGGGATTAACTGACCCAAGGCTAACTGCTGAACACGAGGACAGAAACGGGCTAAACAACCAAAGTTATAATTTAAGGGTCGCAACCAATCAGCAGAATAGCATTAATCAAGTGGGGGTTAATAAAACCAGTCAGTTTAAAGGCGTATTTTATGACAAAGCCCGGGGAAAGTATATGGCCCAAATTAAGATAAATTACAGATCCACTTTTATTGGGCGGTATCAGAGCGAAATGGAAGCGGCTAAAGCGTATGACAAGAAAGCGAAAGAGGTATTTGGAGAGTTCGCCTACTTGAATTTCTTGGAGGTGTTATAAAAGAGAGGTTTATGATTTCCTCCCTCTTAAAGTATGTTTGCGTTTCACTTCTCCCAATCTGATGATACACTTTTTGTTTTCATACGGACCATCCGACAGGTCAATAGTGTTTCTCAGGTAATCCAATGTTATACCGATATCATCCACGGTCAAAGTGTCGTATATCGCAGCCTGAGAGCCAAAGTAGTGATGTTTCTTTTTGCCTTCCAATAGTTCCACGTGATAGAGCTTGTGGATCTGCTTTGTGGCAACCTCCAATTGAGCTGTTATCTCAGCAATTACCTTTTTGCAAGTCTCCATCTTTGCTTCAACGCTTGCCCGGGAACCCGCGAACACTCCTATCTCAAGTGAGTGCTTTAGTTTCTCCAAGACCGTTGTTGCTTGGAACAATTGGGCTCTAAGGATTGAGTTATTTGGGTTTGTTGTCATACGTCAATTTTTGCGCCTAATATAGTGTATATATTTAATACATGCAACATTTTACTAAAAACAATCTCCAATACTCGATTGAATTGACCAAAAACCCTTAATCTGCTTTTTAGCGCTGTAAGGTTTCCACATCAACAAATAACCAATTGCCCGGATGAGTTTTGAAAGGAGATAGAATACATAACCGATAAACAGGAAAGGAAAATAGAGAATGGTAGCGATGAGACGGGCTAAGGCTATTAATTTCAAGTTCTTTGGTTTCATTTCTTAGCCCTCCCGATAATAGTATCGCCAATGTTATATTTCCAACAGGAGTCTTGAAATTCAATATCGTTTGTCCATTGATTGGACCTGTAAACATATCGACAAATACCGTCTGGCATTGGCTTGTCACTTCCTGTCAGATATGATTTGGAAATGATGACAGCGTTTTGATTAGGGGGATTGCATCCCATCAAGATGAGAGCAAACATTAAAATAGTCAGTTTTTTCATAAGTCATATTCTCTCAAGGATTCAAGAGCTCTCATCATTGCTACTGTATCGCCTGTAGCGATAGCATCTTCAGCAAGGATAATGTCAGCTTTCATAACTGCAGCGGCGTATTGGCCTGCCGGGATCTGCTCATATTCGGCGATTATTTCCCGAACACGGTTCATTTCGGTTTGAAGTCCTTCGATTAAGTTCATAACTATTTAAGATTTAATGAATTTAAGATTATCAATATGGCAGTAAATCGTTTTACCGGAATCCAGGTAAATGATCAATTTGCCGTTAATTAAAGCGGTTTTGCTTTTAACATGACCCGATCCTTGCGGAGTGCTAACGATGTATTGAGGCGTAGTGGTCATTTAACCTCTACATGTTCGCCATCATCAATCGCACTGAAGTGGGCATTTGGATGCTTGCACTCCACGAATTCAACCAGGCACAGATTAGCACAATCAACAAGGAATTCTTTGTTGCCGGTCTCTTTATATTTCTCCAAACGTTTCACGATTGAAGCCGTACGATCGTAAGCTGGTTTTCCCTTTGCTTTCAATTTCCCATAACGGATAGATCCCATCATGAGCCGGTTTCTCATAAGCTTTTCAAATTCCGGTGACCATTCGGACTCTTGCATTTCTGCAAAAGAAAGATTCAAGGTCTCCGGTAATCCCTTTGAGAGCCGAACACGGTTATTGTCGTACCAATTGCGGTCTCTCATCTCAATAAGTAATATCGTTGAACAGTTCAGGAAGCATTGCTTTCAACTCATCCAGTAAAGGGCACATGAGTTCTCTCATTTGTGGATGAGCAGCTTTGGAAGTGCGTTGTTTGAAGATTGTTCTCCATTCCCGGATGTTGGCAGTAACGACAATTTCAGTTTTAAGCGAATTGGGTAGAACGGATCTGGCTTGTTCCGGCTTCCATTGGCATTTAATAAGCCTGTTGTAATTATTTTCGCTTTCATTCATTACCTGATACCACGCTTTAGTAGATTCAAGGACCTGCATGAAATTGTGTTCATTCATATGCCTGATAAGATCAATTTGATCAGTTGTGATCCATTCCGGAATAATGAAGGTCAACTCATTCCCAAATTTGGCATTCGAGTAATTACAATACCTGGTTGACTCCTGAGAGAATGAAGCCAAACGATGACGTACGATCTCATGACTGACTCCACGGTCACAAATGAACTTTACGGTGAAGGATTGGTGTTCCAAAACGGACTCATGGCCTCTTGCTAATAGCATTGGGACAAATTTAGAGGCGCTGTCCTCAGTAATCTTCTCTTCAGACTTGTAGCAGGTCCTTCCTGCTGCTTCGATGTTCTTTAAAAGTTGTATGGGATCTAACTGAGTCAGGATCTCATACGAAGGTCTAATAAGCTTCATAAGATTAAAATGTTAATATCCATTTGATTAATAATACAAGTAAACCACAGCTTGCAAAGAAGCCGACAACAACACCCACAGCAGCAAGGAGCCTTTTACTATCTTCGATTTGATCCAATCGTCTTCCTTGGCATTCAATTTCTTCGTATTTCATATAGTTCGATTTTTCATTATTTCTCTGTAAACTTCTCCCAGTGCTATCTCCGTTTGTCGCTTCAGGGCGTAAGCGGCAGGATTGTAAAGAGGCTGTTTGAATTGAGCTTCGAGGGCTTTCATCTTTGCTTCGAGTATTGCCATTGGGGATATATCAAAAGTGCAACTCATCGTAGTAAGTTATCGCAACAGGCAAACAGAGTGAAATACATGGCTGTTATAGCACACACCATCAATGTATATCCTATTACTTGAGCCGTTAATTTCAGAACTGGTAAGATTGTTTTCATATCGTTTAATTGTCAATTCGTTCGTAATGATCGTGTTTAGAATACTCTTTGCCCCAACTTGCAGCATTTACACCAGCAACGGTGAAATTCTCATAGTCTGATTTGTGCTTGCAGCAACGACAGAAGCCATTGGCCTTGCATTTGAACACATCTGTTGAATGGCACTTAGGGCATTCGTCAATTACCTGGTTACTCATGATTTTTAGGTTTAAACATCCAATTCAATAATTCAATGGCCAGTACAAAAACGACTACACCGGCAACGAGGCTAAGGCAGATTATATCAAAGGTTCTCATGGGATTAATATTTGCGTTTGATTCTTTTACCCTTTTCAAATTGGTTGTACCAAGGGGTTTCTGCCTCTTTTCTTAATATTATAGGGTCTAAATTGAATTGAGGCTCATGAAGACGAGAAATAAGTAAGGGTTCATCAAAGGGGCAACCCCGCATTATTGGAACATTTGCGCCTACCAAAATCACCCTATGATTTCTTGCATGAGCGCGGATCAATTCAATATCAAAGGGCTGATCAATTCCGATCATGCCAACACTCTTAACCTCTTCAAATCGCTGCTTGTTGGATTCGTACCATTTTAAGAACATTCTTATCTTAGAATACTTCCAAGCCAAAGGAAGAGCGGACCAGTAACTTTCGTCTAATCCTGCACCTGTGTACATCCCGGCAATCCACGCTATGAGTAATGCTTTCTTGTTCATGATCTTTAGTAAATTTCTAATCCTTGTTTCTTGGTCCGCTCCGTGCCCTTGGTTTTGGTATCCGTCTTCCGGGGTAAAGCCCAGCCTTTGATCTTTGCTACTTTCCGGTTAAATTCCATCCAAACGGATTCAGAAGAGAACTTCACGTGCATTGTCCCTTTCTTGTATCCGCGGATCTCAAAGAATTCATTCCACTGGTACCATTTACCGAATTCCAGATATCGGTATTTGTCGCTATATCCGTTTGAATCTTTAACCCGTTTGCCTTCCGCGTCCAACAGGTAAGTGTGTGAGATGAATTCGTTTAGGCTCTTAAAAGACCCGAAGTCCTTACCAGTCATGTGACAGAGAGCCTTAACAATGTCATCCATATCACCCTGTCTGTCGTATCCGTAAGGGCTTACTGACAGCTGACCGCTGTATCCGATAGTCGTGAGGTGAGGCAGGATGAATTTTTGATTGACCTTATATGATGAATTGGTTTTCCATCCGGATCCAGCCTCTGAATTCTCGTAAGAGAAAGAACAGATCTTATCGAAAGCATCCACCAGTACTTTGTCCATCCGTCCTGCATGTGTACCAACTATCATTTGGCCCATCTTGTAGATATTCTTAAGTGTGAACGGGACCTTAACCTGTTGCTCTACGAACTTGTTAATGTTCTCCATTACGGACTTAGTGATATACTTGCTCATATTCATTTCAGCAAAAACCGCTTTCCACGCTGACTTCTGAAGCTCATTTTTGAATTCATCCCGGGTAACAGTGTAATCCCTTCCATCCCGGCGTTGGTTAACTCCGAATGTGATGTTACCGTATTGATTGAGGGGCTTAATCAGGGCGTTCATACGTTGAGAGGCACCGATCACTTCATCGAACATCTTAACCGCTCCAACGTACCGGTTGACGCAATCCCGAAGAACATCATAAGCCATTATCCCGTTGCCCTCCTGCTCTGGATCCTCGTTAAGATCGAAGTATCCATCAAACTCATTGTCACCAGTGCGAGGTTTGAACAGGTGGACCATTGAAACGCTTACATCTGTCTCACGCTCCGATTGTGAAAAGACATTTCCAAGCCTTACGCTGTTACCGTTTTTCTCGATGAGCGAAAACAGGTTTTCACGTTGGTGAGAATACCGGTTATCAAGAGTATTGGAGTTACACAGTGCGATTATCTCACATCCACTTGGCGCAACATCCCAAGCGTGGCGGATGTGTTTGTCACCCATAAAGAATGGAGGGTTCATGATGATGAAGTCAATATGGCTGATCTCTTCGCCGGTCACCTGCAGGAAGTCATGCTTTAAAAACCTGTCGGCTTTCTTTTGTGCGATAAGAGCTAAATCCGGATGCTTTTCACAGGCTATAACCTTTGCCCCTTCTGCTCTCAGGTAGTCAATAATATTACCACTTCCGGCTGATGGCTCAAGCACAGTCTTACCGATCAGGTCAAGGCCTGAACACATGGTGTTGATCACATCAATAGGGGTCGGGTAGAAATCGTTCGTAAACATTATTTAAAGGCTTTAACAGGTACATAAACGGCAAAGCTCCAATCGGAATAGCCCCAAACTTCAATTTTACCGATGAGCTTATCACCGTAATCCGGATCTCTTTTAATCTGGAAGTTGGCAGTAGCTTTGATCTTGGTTATTTCATCACCAATTTGCTGTGAGAGCCTATCCCTATCAATCACCTTGATTGTTATTTCCATTTCCAAAATATTAAAGTGTGCCCAATAGGAACACAACGGGTCAAAAATAGGGCATATATTTAATATATGCAACATTCTAAAAGAAATATTTAAAAATAAATTTGGATTTTTGGTAAATTCTTAACAGGCTGTTTATTAACATGCAAAAATATTTGCGTTCCTATTGAGCACATATCATTTTATTACTTATATTTGGGCGCAAAATCGAATATAACCGGTTAAAAAATCTCATGAATAAAAAATTATTAGAGCTATTTAAAGTCAAATGCAAAGACATGGGACTTTCAGAAGCAGCAATCGAAGCCCTTGTTTCAGGTGGCAGCGATGGCCTAACAGAAGCGTCTACTGACGCAGAAATCGAAGTAAAGGCAAACCTTATTCTCCCATTTGCTAAGGCAATGCAGGGTGAAGCTACCAGGTGGGCTCAGACTTCAAAGGAAAAAACCGAATTAGCAGCAGCAGAAAAAGCTAAGGTGGAAAAAGCAGCAGCTGGTGGCGGAGAGGAAAAACCTTGGGAAGCGGCTATTAACACTTTGAAATCAGATTACGACAAGAAACTGTCAACTCTTGAAACAGAGAATCAGACTTTCAAAGCAGAAAAAGCAGGAACAGAAAGGGCAACTTTAATCTCTACACTTCAGAAAAAGCATGGTCTCTCTGATGAACACATGAAGTTTGTGGCAGTACCGGCGGATCAAGATCCAGACGTGTACCTGACCAGTTACAAGCAACATCTCATCACGCAGGGGCTCGTTCCGGCAGTTGCCGGATCAGCAGCAACCGCACAGCAAGCTTCGGAAGAAGCCGCGAAAGGGCTGCTTGCAGAAATTGAAGTTAAATAATTTTTAAAGCAAAAAAAGCTTATGAAATTCGGAAAAACAACTTATGGTGGTGGTAGAAATGTATACACGTCAAGCCCTTTAAAGGTTATTGGCGGTTTTACGTTGGATACCGTTACACAGGGTTTCAATGCAGGGGATAAGATTCCCGCCGGAACTCTGGCCGTCTATGATGAGATTACCCGAAAGGTGTTGCTTGTCAAGACTGGAAAAGTAAAAGCAATTGCCGCTGATCCAACAGTGGTAACGCTTGAAAGCTCGATGCATCTTAGCCCTATTTTCAAAATAGGTGACAAAGTGCTCAAAACTGTTACAGGGTTGCTGTCCGCGGCTCCTTCGATCAGTGCTATTGCCGTCAATGCTTCTGACGAATATGTTATTACCCTCTCAGCCGCTCTTGCAACATTGGCCGTTGGTGATATCATTGTACAGGTCGTTGCTGACGTGACTACACCCGCCAACGCGGCTCTTATCGGTTTGGCGAATGCCGCTGTCATTGCTTCTGTTGAAGTCAACGATGCCGCAAACGAAACAGGGATTGATGTAACAATTGATTCAGGTTCGGGTGCCTGGTACTTACGCCGTATTCCGGCTATCCCTACCGTGCTTATGCAGGGTAATGTGTTGTTGGCTAATCACAACATCAAATACACCAAATCGGTCTAACTTCTAAAAATAAGTAAGATATGCCTAAAAGTATTTTTACAACCCTGATTTTCCCCGGACAACCGATCGATCTTCTGAAGACGATGCAGATCATGTTCGATCAGGCTTCTTTGCAAAATAAGATCCTGTGGGAAAAAACCTACGTTGACCGTTGGTTTACTTCTAATCTGCCTCAGTACGGCCTTACTTGTGAGGGTATTCTTGGTAAGTACAAACTTCGCTTCCTGGCTTCGATCATTGGAAACAATGCAGCCACTCCGCTTCGTCCTTCTGATGGCTTCGACACCTGGAAAGGTGAGATCCCTCGCGTAGGTCACAAGTTCCTGATGACAGCTGATAAGATGCGTAAGCTTCAGGAAATCTATGAGTCCCCAAGACTTCAGGACGCTCAGAAGTTTGCCGAAATCAAAAAAACGATGATCTCAGACTTTCAAGAAGCCTATCTGGGCACCAAGGATGCTGTTGACCACATCATTTTACGTGCACTCTCCAACGGTGGTGTTGCTGACTTCACAAGTGCTATCAACCCGGATGGTCGTATCTACAAGGTAGACTACGAAATGCCGACTGAGAACAAGCTGCAAGCAGCTACTGCATGGACTGAAGCAAACATTCTCACTTTGGATTGTATGCTTGAACTTGGTAAAGCCATTTATGACTTTGCAGAGAAAGGCGTTGTTTTCGGAGAGGCTTTGATGTCCCCTGAGATCAAATACTTCATGAAACGCTCTGGCCTGATCAAAACTGCTATCCTTGGCACTGACAAGGGTAAAGGGGTTATCACAGACGCCGCTTTTGATGAGTATTGGGCTCAGAACGGTTTGCCTCCTATCACGTTGATCACGAAGAAAAACGCTGGTCAGGTAGACGGAGAACGCACCACGATTGACCCTTGGAATCATGACATGATTGTCTTGAAACCCGCTGGTACTATCGGAGAATTGCAGCCTGCTTTTGAAGACAGTGCAATTATACCTGAAGAGAACGTGAATTATACCGACGCTGGTAGCGGTATCCGTATGGCCAAATGGACAGTTGGCGAAAGCTCTGGTCAGGCAGCTGGCGAATACACTCAAGGCTCTTGGCGTGTAGTTCCGATCATCAACAGCATTAATGCAGTTGTAAATCTTCGGGTCCGTAACCTGGTTTAATAATAGTTGACTGTGACAAATTTAGAAGCACTAAAAGCCGAAATAGAGCCCCTTACAATCAGTAAGGGTGCTCTTAATAAAGCGTTACTCGATGCAGGACTTGACGCAACAGCTGAGTATACTGATGAAAAGTCAGTTGCAAAAGCTACTGTCAAAGCTCTCTCCAAACTTATGGTTTTGAAGTCAGAATCCGAAGGGAAGTTTGCTCAAAGCTATGCTGATGGAGTGATCGAAAAGCGGATTATCGGGATATGCAATCAATTTGGTTTTGATGTTTCCGAATTTGTCACATTCTCTTCAATTACTGATGGTTCTAATAGGTGGTAATCATGTCAAGATATAACAGCACACTGAAATACAAAACGACTATTCCCGGACAACTTGATCCTGTTTCAGGTTTTTGGGTTGAAGGGTTCGTGTCGGATTGGATTGATGCAGGTGATTGTCATATCGAAAAACATACCCCGCCTAAAGAGGTCAAAGGAGTTGACGGGTCAACTATTCTATATGTGTATGAAATATTCATGCCACAATCTGACTTGAATCTGTCTATTGGAGATCCTATTGCTCTATTTGATGAAGATGGAGTTCTACTTGCTGAGACTCTTGTAAGTGGCTTTGATCGTACCGGAAGAAAAAACATTTCGATATGGGCATAGTCATGACAACGTCTCCGGGCGATCTTGATGCTCATTTGCAGAAACAGATCGAGAGACGGTTAGCCGCGCTGTTGGTAAGGCTAAACTTCATCGGGGTAACCTGTGTGAATGAAGCAAGGACCGGAAGGACTTACACACCACAGACAAACGCTCTTCTGAATTCAACCGGCTATGTCATCGTAAAAGATGGAGTCATAATTGACGGGTCCAGTTTTCAAGGTAACGGCGGGACAGACGGTGAAGCGTATGCACGAAAGCTTACGGCTCGCTACGCTCAAGGGATCACGCTTATTGTCGTTGCCGGTGAGAACTACGCCGCTTATGTTGAAGCTCTTGGATACAATGTTTTGACCAGTGCTGAATTACTCGCTGAACAGCTTGTACCTCGAATGATGAAAAAGTTAGGCTTTACCAAATGAGAAAGACAGGCAGTCAGATTGAGTTCGATGTATTCAGCATCCTGAGGGGGAGTCTTTTGGCTACAACTATCAAAGGGTCAATCTTTCGTGAAGGCATGAGGCCAAACGGGGCTAAAACTGAAGATGCAATCGTCTCATTTATGACTGGTCTTGATGATCAGATCCAGACGGGGGTTGTAAACGTGAACATCTATGTTCCGGATATCGCAAACGGAAGCACTGTACTGATTAAAAACGGATCACGCTGTCAGGAGTTAGAGATCTTGTCCAATACCATTATTCAGTCGATCATACCTGGTGAATATCGATTCAAACTTGGGGCAACAATACAGACCTACAAGGCTGAAGGCATTGACCAGCATTTTGTGAATTGTAAAATTAAATTCGAATTAACAACTTTTTAAAAATTAAATATTATGTCAATATTAAGTTGGGGTAAACCGAAAGTGGAAGTTGTTGCACATGTGGCAGGTGTTATTCCTGCAGTCCCAACATGGATAGTGTTCCCTGTAATCGTTGAGAAAACAGCGACACTCGCAACAGAGAAAGGTGCCAAATCAGAGGCACTCGGCGAAGGTGGAGAGGTAATTGACACCCGTTATGCAAAAAACAAATACAGCTTTTCGGCTGAAGTATTTGTGAAAAAAGGTGACAGCAAGCCAATCGTTGATGACGATGGTCTTATCGTTGCCAATTACGGTATCCGGATGACTCCTGAGGATGTCACACTCGAAGGCTGGATCATGGAAGCTGCAGCTGTATCAGTTGAAGAAACATGGAGTTCTGAAGCTGGTAAGAAATGGAAATACACCTTTGACGGTGTGAAACCAGCAGCAGGCGCAATTCTGAAACCTTACACTCAGGCGTAAAAAATAGAGGCAAACGGATAGACGGACTTATGGTGGAGGTAAACCATTAACCCATTATTAATTAATACATTCAATTTAATGAAAAAGATCATTCTTCTTTGCTCGATGCTGATCCTCACGATAGGACTCAATGCATCACAGGTGAATTATCACCAATCGGACCAGTTGCAGACCTTTGGCTTTAATGTCCAATCACCTGCTCAGGCAATGCCTTTTACGGCTGTTGACGTCTACATGATCACCACCAATGTAGTGCTGACCTGTCAGATTATCACAGCACAAAATGAGGGTTTAATCCGGGACCAAAAGGGAGTAACTAAAAAAGTGGTCAGCGATTTTGACTATGGAAATACTCTCAAATGTGCGACTCTTCAAAAAAGATTAATACAAAGTTTTTGCAGCCAATTGAGATATAGGTACTCTCCAATAAGGTTAGCGAAAGACTATTCTAAAATAACTAAGCCTACAGTCCGACACGTTTAACTAAAAATCAAAATATCTAAAAGACAGCTCTATGATGAGTGGAGCTGTCTCTTTTTTGCCGGAGTAGTATAAGTGGTGAACAGGCGGTTGAACTATTACCCTACAAATGGGATGTTACTGCCAAGGAATGGGTTCGATTCCCGTATTCGGCGCAAACATGAAAACGACTATGAAAAAAGCAGAATCAAAGGTTGCTGAAACGATACTCCAAAAAACACAAGAGGTTACCATTGGGAATCAAACTTACCTGGTGGCCCCTCCATCCACTGCAACGCTCATTCTTGTTTCGGAGTTGGTTGCTCAAATGCCACAGATCGAATTGAACACACAGGAGATAATGAGTGAAAGTCTGAGAATTGCAAAGGACTGCAAAGTATTGGGGGATATTGTTGCAGTGCTGATTCTTGGGGCGAAGAACATTACCAAACAAATGGTGAAGGTTAGAAAGTATTGGTTCTTTGGCCTGATCCCTTGCTTCAAAGAGGTTGAAATTGACAATCAAAAAATACTCGCTAAAGAGATCTTGGAAGATGTCCCGCCAATCGAATTAAACACGATTGTTCAAAAGCTTTTATCCGGACTGGATACTGCTTTTTTTTTCAGCGTTTCAAGTTTCCTAATCGGTGTAAATCTAACAAAACCGACAAAACAGGAGGAAACGATTCAATCTGGGCAGTAATCGCAGGAGTAGCCAAAGGGTATACGCTGACTTTTGACTATGTCCTTTATGAAATGAGTTACGCAAATACGATCATGTACAGCTCAGTGTTGCCAAGTTACGACGATGAGAAGGAAGCGGACACAGACACAGACAAGCAGAAAGTAATAAACGCTGACGATCCAGCAAACAGAAACGCGATTAGAAAAGAACTCTATGAATAACGACGAAGGAGCAATAAGTTTTGCAACGAACATAGACAACCGGCAGCTTGCAGCAGATGCAGCCAGATCTAATGCTCTTCTCAGAGGGATAGGTAACACTGCCGCTACAGAGGGCACCCGTATGGGTAGTGCGTTCAATTCTGCTTCTGGTTATATCGGTGCAATGGCTCTGGGGGCTGTTGCTTCTATCGGGGTTATTGGTAAAACGATTCTTGACACAACCGCGAAGTTTGAAAAGTTCGGGATTGTCCTTAAAAATACGCTTGGAGAAACTAAAGGAGCTGAGGCATTAACGATGATTGCCAACTTTGCGGCTACGACTCCATTTCAACTTGACGAAGTAACCGGCGCTTTCATCAAACTTGCAAATCAAGGTTTTGTTCCTACCTACGAACAAATGACAAAGCTTGGAGATCTTGCATCATCCACAGGTAAAAGCTTTGATCAACTTGGGGAGGCTTTACTTGATGCTCAAACCGGACAGTTTGAAAGGCTCAAAGAATTTGGTATCAAAGCATCCGCCAACGGTGACAGGGTGACCTTTTCATTCAAAGAACAGCAAACGACTGTTGAAAATACCAACTCTGCAATACAAAAATACATCTTAAGCCTTGGAGAGATGAAAGGCGTAGCCGGGGCGAACGCTTTAATCAGTGCTTCGCTTACAGGCCAGATGAGTAACATTGGTGACAAGCTCGCTGCAATGTATAACGGTATTGGAAAAGCAAATTCAGGGTTCCTGTATGCCGCTGTTGGTGGGGTTTCCACCCTTATTGACAACTACAAGTTAGTTGGTGACGTCTTAACCGGATTGATTGCCACTTACGGAGCTTACAGAGTAGCGATAATGTATATCGCCTATACTGAGAATTTAGCCGCCGCCGCGAAAACAAAAGGTCTTGCAGTCGAAACAGCTTACCAGGCTATTATTGCACAAGGTAATATTCACATGGCAGCAAGGGCCAGAGGTGTAGCAGTTGAGATCCTTCAGCAGGAAGCAAGAGTGGCAGCAACTCACCAGGTAATAGCAGCTGAGAGAGAATTGCAGGCTTCTTCCAATGCAAGCAAAGCAACACTGGCCAATCCGTATGTACTGGCTTTAATGGCTGTTGTTGCCTTGGGATATGGCATCTACAAATTAGCCACTTACCAGACTGATTTAGAAAAGGCAACATCTAAATTAAATGTACAGGTTGCAAATGAAAAGGACAAAGCAGCGGATCTATTTGCCGAATTAAATCATGCTACAAAAAGCACGGATGAGTGGAAAAAAGCAAAAGCCGGAATACTTGAGCAGTATGGCACCTATCTGACAGAGCAGCAAAAAGAATTACTTGGAACAAAGAACCAGGCAGAGGCTCAGGATGCGGTTAATAGAGGGATAGAAGAAAATATCTCCCTAAAAGTAAAACAAGAATCACTTGATGCTGCCCGGAGCAAGTACAACGAAATGATATCTGGCAGCGTTGACAATTTAGGTGAAAGTGCAAAATCATCGTTAGATCGTGATGCCTCCGCGAAATTCAACAAAGATCTAAAAGTACAAGTAGAACTAATAAAATACGAAGTTGATCCTGTAAAAAAGGCCAAATTAATAAGTGATTATGACGAACTTATTAATGTTCTCAAGGCAAAAGTAATGAAGGACGGGGGCTTGCTTAAAGGGTATGCCCTTACAAATATAGCGGCTTATGCGGGGCAAGTTAAAACAAGTTTAATTGAGCTATCTGGTGAAACAGTGGCTATAAACAAAGCCTTTGCAGCAGAGGGGGTAAAATCGGACGCCAAAAAGGTTGATCCCATCCTCACTACCTATCAGGCTCAATTAGATGTAATAAAAGGTAAAAAAGCAAAAGCTGAACAGGAACTCGCTAAGCTGAAGTCAACCCCGGGTGAAAACCCGATGAAGGATATTGTTGCCAAGCAGGGAGAAATCGATGAATACAATAAACAGCTTGGCATTAAAGAGTCAGAGGCCAAAAAGAGTGAGATCGATCAGATCAAGAAATTGATGGAAACCGCTCACGGTCGGACATTGGCACAACTCACTGAACGCCTGAAGAAACTTGAAGAAATAAGGGCTATTGAGGAAGACATTGCCGGTGGTACTAAGATGAAAGGTGTTACCGATGGAGTCAACCCAAGTGACCAGGCTAAAATAATATCAGAGTACACCTCCGCTGTTCAGGGAGCCGTAAAAGCCGACGTTGCAAAAAACGATAAGGAGATTCTGCAGGCTAACGAAAAGATGAAGAAGGCCAATGATGCTTATCAGAAAGACAAGGATCATCAGCAGTGGCTTTATGATGATAAATTACGAAAGGAAGAAGCTGAGAAAAAACGACAGACTGATCTTGCAAACGGTTTCTTCGATATAGCCGATGCAGCTGGTAATCTATCCAAGACCATTGGGGACTCAAACCAAGGACTTTCTGATATGCTTGGAGGTATTGGAAAGATTGCCGGAACAATGGGAAACCTGGTCAACCTTGGAGCTTTTGCCAAAGGTGGAAGCAAAATGAGTAAAGGTGATGCTATCAGTATGGCCGTTGGCGGGGCAACTGATTTAGTTGGCATTGTGATAGGAGCAGCAGCAGAGCGTAAAAGGGTAATGACCGAATTCTACGCCAACATTATAAGCCAACAACAGCAGTACAATGTTTTGCTTAACGATCAACTTAGGATCAATTCAGAAATTAAAGGAACCTTATTTTTAAAGGATTACGAAGGATCGCTAAATGATGCAACCGCCGCTTATAACGATGCTCAAGGCAAATATAAAGATGCTTTAAAGAAGTTCTCATCCGCGGAGGCTATCACCGGAAAAAAGAATGTTGTTGATGGTAAAAATGTTTTAGGAGGAATCGGGGCAGGGGCAGCAGTGGGAGCCGGAGTAGGATCTATTGTTCCGGTAGTCGGGACAATCATAGGGGCAGCAGCCGGGGCGATCATTGGAGGTTTAGTAGGTTTGTTTGCCAAAAAGAAAAAAGATATTGTTGCACCCCTTTTGGAAACTTACCCGGGCTTGATCAAAGCAAACGGCGAATTTGATGCCTCGTTGGCAAAAACATTGGTGACCAATAACCAGGTGACAGAAGCGACAAAGGCAACTCTGAACACTATGATTGAGTGGAAAGATGCTGCAGACAAAGCGACAGCCCAAATCAAACAAGTTATTACAGACTTGACAGGTGGTTTAGGGGATGATTTGAGAACCGCACTGGTAGCAGCTTTTACAGACGGTACGGATGCAGCCAAAGCCTTTGAGGGATCAGTCAATAAAGTTCTTGAAAATATTATGTCGAACATGATTTTCAATAAAGCGTTTGAAGGGGCTTTTAGCCAATTGGAAAAGGCAATGGTCGACAGTTACGCAGTCGGAGGGGATCAGAGTTGGTTAAATGATTTTCAGGCTTTCTATGCACAATCCCCAGAGCTGATCGCACAATTCAATCAGGGGATGTCGGACGCGAAGAATGCCGCTTCAGGTGCAGGATTCGATATTTTCAAAGGGACTGACACAGCGCGAACCGCTTCATCGAAGGGATTCACCACTATGTCTCAGGATTCAGCGGATGAATTAAACGGACGATTTACCGCAATGCAGGGACACACTTTCAGCATTAACGAAGGCGTGAAGATCCTGACAGCGAATAGTGCAGGGATTTTAAAACACCTGGCAGGGATTGAATCAAACACAGGACGTCTGGAAGCTATTGAGAACGGAATTGGCGCTATAAAAGGCGGGATCGATGATATTAACCTCAAAGGAATAACACTTCGTAAATGATAGGACAGAGCTACATAGACGGGATCGATATATACGCCACCTTCGGGATATTCATAAACGAAGGAGGTTATGATGGAGTAGTGACCTTTCCGCCATTGAAAAAACCTGAGTCAAACGACTGGCAGGAAGAGGACGGGGAGGACGTGGATCTCTCAGCCCCTACACTTGACTCAAGGGAATTCTCTATCACGTTCTTTGCACACAAAAACCATAACGTCAAAGGTCTTATTGACCTGCTTTCGAACGGGGCCTATCATGAATTTAACCTCACCGAAATTGGACAAACTTTCACATTGCGGATGCTCGCACAACCGGCACGCCAACTCTTTATTGGTGCGGAGTCATTTACACTCACATTTGCCGATGACTTCCCGCTAAAGAATTATGCCTATGTAGCTCCAACACCCACAACCGTAACACAGACCGGATATACTCTTGACGCAAAACAGTTATCTTCTTACGGTATTTGGGTAGTACAGGGGACAGAAGCGGAAATGAGAAAGACCCCAGCTGTCAAAAAGAATCTTCAACGTGACATTGCAAACGCCGAAGGTACTTTTTACGATGGTGAAGCCGTTACATTTCAAGCGAAACAGGTTACCATGCAATTAACCATGGTTGCCCCAACGCTCGCAACATTCTGGAAGAACTATAAAGCGTTCTTGTTTGACCTGACCAAAGCAGGAGCTCATCAAATATATACAGAGTCAACAGGAGATACTTACCCTTGCTATTACAGCACTGCAAGCGTTCGGCAGTTTAGTCCTATTGGTTCAAAGGTTTGGTGCAGTTTTTCTGTTACGTTGGTCTACACAACATACCGCAACCCGGAAGATTATTTTGTGCTTGCTACACAACAAGCAAACCCGCTCATCACACAGAAAGGGGATTTCCTGAACATGGAGTATCCGGGCCATTATGCTGTTGACGGGGATAAGGTGAAAGTAACTGAACTGCCAGAAGCAACAGAGATAACAGGCTTGGTGGTTTTAGGGGTGGATGCATCAAATAAAAGCGTTCAGATCCCGGCTAAGAAGTTCTCATCCGCAAACCTGACACCCGGAACATACGGAAGCCCTACAAAAAACGTGGTGCTCACTGTTGGTCCTTCAGGTAGTTTAGAAACGATTACAGAAACAGAGGATGAATCGGGCGGATCAAATATTGTTTCTCTGACTACTGAAACAATGACAGGGATTGTAAACGGGGTAAACAAGATATTCAGCACTTCGGTACCATTTGAGGCAGGGATGCTGTCGGTAAGTATAAACGGGCTTAAGGATAGAGGATTTACGGCACTCTCTGACACTCAGATTGAATTTACAACAGCCCCGAAAAGTGCAGGATTCACGGATTTGGTTGAAGCTATTTTCGTCAAAAAGCAAGTGCCAAAGATTTCTAACACCCTTATTGATGAGCTGTTAATTGGGGCAATTAATAACCTTAACAAGACTTTCACTACCTCAGTCGCTTTTGCCTTCGGTACGATCAGCGTTTATGTGAATGGCCTTAAAGAAAATTTCACGTGGCTTTCAGATAGGCAAATAGCTTTAAGCCAAGCCCCGAAGAATACCGGAATTATTGACCGTGTAGAAGCCTTTTATATCAAAAAATAAATTTAAAAACTTAATACGATGACAAAAATTCGCTCAAGCCAACAGTTGTACATTGATGAAAACCTGCCTTTAAATTCGAAGAAAATAACCGGGATGGCCGCTGGTGCTTCGGCGGGTGAAGCGGTTGAATATGCTCAGATGGTTGTTGCCATTGCCAACGCTGTAAGCGGTCTTGGAAATTCTGTTCATGTTCCGGTTGCCGATCTTGCAGCCTCCAAAGCGGTTAATGCAGGCGCAAGGGCTGATAAGATGATCATGCTTGTTGAGACGCTTGGCCTTTATCGTTTCGACAATGAGAGTGTAGCTGTTAGCAATGATTCAAGCATCATACGCCCGACTGATATTGCCACTGATGCCACAGCAGGACGTTGGCTCAAGATCAGCAATACCCTTACCGATCATGACCTGATGGGTAACATTTCAGGGGATGGAACTTTTCATTTATCAGCAGCTCAAAGAACAAAACTGATCAATCAAACGGACTATGTACATCCCAATCATTCAGGAGATGTTACCAGTGTCGCTGATGGAGCGCAGACAATTACTGCAAAAGCGGTGACCAATGCAAAGATGGCTGATGTTGCAACTCAGACGTTCAAAGGTCGGGTAACAGCCGGAGCCGGTGCACCTGAAGACCTCACCATTGCTCAGGTAAAAACGCTTTTAGGAATCGGAGCTTCAACACGTGTTTATCGTGCTACGCCTGTCGGAGTTGTGAACGGTGCAAACACTGTATTTACGATTGCAGCTGTAATCCTGACGGGCAAAGAGACGATTGTAAAGAACGGCCTGATCATGAATGCCGGTGCCGGTAACGATTACACGATTGCCTACAATTCACCTGCAGGAAGCACAACAATCACTTTCGCCACAGCTCCTTCGAACACTCCTTTTGTTGACACAATCTTAGTTGATTACGACGTATAATCATGGCAGAAACAAAAGTAAAAGGGCGGGACGTTGGAGATACATCCATATACCGCGAAGACCTTAACACTTCCATCTCAGGGAAAGCGGTAATTACCAAAATCCTTGAGAAAGCAAATTCAGGGATTAAGCTTTCATCCTCCACTGGTGCCGATCCGGGCACTGGTGATGTTGAGTTGATCCTTGACCCAAGCGTTGCTGTGGATGAAGCAGCGCCTTATGTATTGGGCTTTTCAGCGAGTGGTGTACCAGTTAAGAAAACCGCTTTTGCTAATACTATTCAGAACAGGATCGTTCAGATTAAGGTTAATTCGTCTGCAATTTCAGTCGGTACCGGAAAGGCTAAAATATTTATTCCTGTTGAACTGAACAATGCCAGGCTAACAGCAGCTGAAGCGTGCCTGGTAACTCCAAGTACAAGCGGTCTGCCAACGATCGATATCTACAATTTCACAACAGGCTTCTCAATGCTCTCAACTCAGATCACAATTGATGCGAATGAGAATACCAGTTATACAGCAGCTACGAGACCGGTGATCAATACTGCCAGTTCAAGGGATCTTGTCACAACTGGGACCATCGTTGGAGTAAACATCAATGGAGCGGGTAACGGAGCAGCTGAATTATCAGTAATACTAACTTTCACATTATAAGCGATGACAACAGTTTACAACGATTATTACAAAGCTGTCAATGATGGATCTCTCGATATTGAGAACGTCCATTTTGGCGTGAAGCTCGTGGGTGGATCCTATTATCCTGATGTGACAGATACGCTGGCAGATGTGGAAGGAGTAATCCTTGATGCTCCGATTGCTCTTTATGATGAAGTCATGACGCTCAAGGGAATGTCTGAAATAGTAGAGATCCTTCATAAGCGTCTTAGGGCTTATGCAAATCAAACGCCTGTGATGGGAGTTGAACCGATTGTCTTGGATGACAGGATTAAAACTGCTTTAGATAACTTGGATCATGTGGCGCTCAAAGAAGCTGGTGCCAGGTACCTGGTAGTTTATTCCACCAAGCTTCTCATTCTCTGTTTTACTGAAGAAATTTAAGTTATGGCTAATCGTTACTGGGTATATAATGGAGGGAACATCAACGACACAACGCATTGGAGTGCTACTTCAGGGGGTGCCGGTGGAGCATCTAAACCAACGATCGCGGATAATGTAATCTTTGACGCGAATTCGTTCACATTGAATGCACAGGTCGTTACCCAGAATGAAGCGTTTAATTGTTTGTCAATGGATTGGACGGGTATAACCAAAACAGTGACGTTTAGCAGTTCTGTTTACAGTTTGAATCTTTACGGTAATCTCACGCTTGCAACTAATCTTACCTGGTTGTTTACTGGCACAGCATATCTGAACCACAAAGCAACAGGGACGGTAATGACCAATGGTATTGTTCTGAACGCAAACCGTGTCTATTTTGATACTGCCGGTATAGCAGTAACGAATAGTGACAATGCTAATTATGGAGTTGCTTCATTTTACCTCACCAATGGCACTTGGAATACCAATGGGAAGACAATCATTTCAACGGGATCCTTTAACACGGTTGCCGGAACTAAGGTCTTAACCCTTGGCACTTCAATATTCAATATTGGAACCTGGATAAATGCCGTAACAGCGGGATTCACGTTCAACGCGAATACTTCCACAGTTGTTATTACCACAGCTTCAATATTGACCGGCGTTACTACGTTTTATAATTTGACATGTAGCGGAGTTGCCACACTTACGTTGGCCAATAATATAACGGTGACCAATGCTCTGACGCTCGCAGGATCAACGGTCAGTAATCGATTGAAGATACTCTCAAGTGTGGCAGGAACTCAGCGCACGGTGACGGTACCAGCGGCTGGTGTATCTCCTTCCAATCTCGATGTTCAAGATATGACCTTTCCAAATGCTGTTGATATGTCAGCGATTACGGGTTACTCTCAGAATTTTGGAAATAATACAGGGATTACCTTCACCGCTTCAGCTAATCTATTTTTCAAGCATACTTCAGGGGCAACAAACTGGGGAGACATAACCAAGTGGTTTCTTGCTGACAGATCAACACAGGGAAGAATCCCATTGATCCAGGATGATGTAAATTTTGATAATCTCAGCTTTACCGGGACTTCAACGCTTAATCTGAATGTTGCCGCAACTTGCAGGAGCATGAATTGGACGGGATTGAATCAGACTGTCACACTTTCAAGTGCAGTGTTTTCCATATCAATTTATGGGAGCACGACCTTAGCAACGGGTTTAGTATGGACTTTCACCGGGACCGCTTATGCTTACATGTGTGGGGTTGGCAATTGGAACATAACTACAAATGGGGTCGTAGCGGTTATGAATCAACTGACATTCGATAGAGTAGGAGGCACATGGATTTGTAATGATGATCTAAATTTTGCCACCACATACATTGCCCATTTAAATGGAACTTGGGATACAAATAGTTATACTATTAGAGTATTTCAGTACACTCCGTTAAGTGGATTAAAAATTTTGATACTTGGGTCAACAAATTTTTATGCCAGTAACGCTTTTGGTTATCCAAGTTCAGCACCGGGCAGTTGGGTGATAACACCGGGGACATCTAAAATATGGACTGGTTTATTTCAATCATACTTTTCGGGTTTAGTTTTTTATGACATATCCGCAGGATCAGCCTCTATAGGAACCAACACCTTTAAATGTCATACTTTAGAAGTGTCAGGATCTTTGTTGCTAAGAAACATCAGTGAATTAATAGTCACTAATTTTATTTTTAAGGGAACTATATCTGCCAGAAGTGCAATAGATGTTCAGATTGTAAGGAGATCAAAGATTACAGCGGATTCAGTAACAATGGAATATGTTGACATCTATTCAATTGAAGGATCTGGGACAGCTAATTGGGATATTTCCGGCATTTTGGGAGGATCAGGAGATTTGGGAAATAACTTGAATATTACATTTACTGCCACAAAGACAGTGTTTTATGTAACAACGCTTCTAAGCTGTAACTGGACTGACAATAGTTGGAAAACATTAAGTGGAGGGGCTATTGCAACATCCAACCCATTACCTCAGGATTTAGCCATATTTGATAATAATAGTTTTGTGGGAAATACCAATCTCACAATAAACACCTCAAATATTTGCGGAATTAATATGGAGTTAGTGAGCTATCCCTTAAGTATAATTTTTACTAAAGAGGTATTTTGTAGTAGAGATTTTATTATTGGAGCAAACATAACCTTAGCAACAAGCACTTATGTTTTAAACATCAGATCGAACCTCGATATAAACGTTAATTTTTACAACAAAACATTATATGCGCTTAGGCTACTACCTATTGCAAATAAGATCACATTGCTTGGCGGGTTTATTTGTACTGACTCGTGTTGTATCGGCAGTAAATATCTGTCTTTATTTGGGACTGTAGATTTCAATGATGTTAATTGTAGTATGTACAATTTTGTATTTAGTCAGTACAATGGTACTGCAACTTTAATGCTGGGGAACGGAACAATTACGATAACCGGGACTAAGGAAAGTGGTGTTTCAGGAGCGAATGCTGGAGACGTGCTTATTTATGGCCAATGGTCAGTAATTGCAGGAAATCTTATTGCAGAGGGTTCCACAATTAAATTATTAGGTGTGACCTCAAATGATGGTGGTTTTGAGGGTGGGGGCAAAATATACAATAAAGTGTGGTTGTCCGGAACTCATACAGGATATTTTGATTTTAGACAACCTTCTCTTCCTACGGTAAATACTATCAATGAATTAATAATTGACCAAGGAAGAAAAGCGAGATTTACGGCGGCAACAACAACGAATATAGGCAAACTCACTGCCTTAGGTTCTCAAGCCAACCCGATCACTATCGGTTCAGTTACAGCAGCGCCCCACAATTTGATTAAAACAGGCGCTGATATGGTCGAAGTTGAATACTGTAATATCAGCAACTCTATTGCTACGCCTTCAGATAAATGGGCGGCTGGGGATACTTCAACCGATGGAGGTGGGAACTCTGGATGGACTTTCAAATTTATTCCGATCATTATGTGGTTTTTCGGGATATTCAGCAAGAAATAATTAATAATCAATCGAAATGATATTAAATATAAACGGAGTAGAAACGACAATTGTAGCGGACGATTCAAGCTACAGGCACCGGGCAATTATGGGTGAGAATAGTCTTACCCTGACTTTTGCCCTGCCCGGATATTTAGACATTCCGGTTGGTTCGTTCTGTACTTTCCAAGGTGAAGTCTATACCCTGACAGAGCCACAGAACTTCAAGAAAAACAATACCCGTAACTTCGAATATACCCTTATCCTTGACAGTGCACAAAGTCAGTTGGATAAATACAAATTCAGGGATACAGGTTCAAACCGGCTTAAGTTCAGCCTGACAGCAAGACCACAGGAACACCTTGCCCTGCTTGTCGCAAACATGAACCTTCGTGACAGCGGATGGGCAGTGGGGAGTTATACCGATGCTGCAGAGAAAAGCCTGTCATTTAACCACAACTACTGCAGTGATGCAATGCGAATGATGGCAGAGGCTTTTGATACCGAATGGGAAGTTACCGGAAAGACTATTAACCTTAGAAAGGTTGAATACAATAAAACAGCTCCTTTGGCTTTGAGTTATGGCAGGGGTAACGGCTTTAAACCAGGTGTAGGGAGAACAAACATGGATTCAAGTAGACCAGCTGAGATCCTGTTTGTGCAAGGTGGTTCCCGTAACATTGACCCAAGCAAGTACGGAACCAGTGAGCTTCTCCTGCCAAAGAATCAACAGTACTCTTACGACGGACGGATATACCAATCCGACTCTCAAGGGCTTTCTATTCGAAGAGCTGACAAGGCCTTGAAGTCTATGGAAGAGGATAGCCTTGACCTTTCGAACATTTACCCGTCAAGGGTTGGAACGGTCAGCAGTACGGTTGCCGTGAATGTAGATGATCATTTCTATGATTTTATTGATAGCTCAATACCTGAAGCGCTTAATTTCAAAAGCTGCCTGATAGCCGGTGAGACTATGACCGTCATCTTTCAGACTGGAATGTTGGCAGGAAAGGAACTGGAAACAAGTTACGATCATGCAACCCGTAGATTTGCGCTTGTGCCTCAGGAGATCGACGGTGTGACCATGCCGGATGAATTATTTAAGCCTGTCGCCGGTGACAAATACGCGGTGTTCGGAATTCAATTGCCGGATGCTTACGTGTGCGATAATACTACCAAGACAGGCGGATCATGGGATATGATGAAGCAGGCTTGTAAATATCTTTACGAGAATGAAGATCCACGCTTCTCATTCACCGGTGAACTTGATGGTATTTGGGCAAAAGCTCACTGGCTATCAGTCGGAGGAAAGATAAAACTTGGCGGGTATGTATCGTTTACTGATGCTCAATTCCAAACCTCTGCAGTGCTTATCCGGATAATCGGAATTAAGGACTACATCAACAATCCGTACAAACCACAGCTTGAGTTGTCGAATGTGACAGTTGGTCAAACTGTGGCCAGTGATTTAGCCAAATTGGAAACTACTGAGGTGGTGGTGGAACGCCTTCACAAAGATGCAATTCAATTCACTAAACGGAGATACCGGGACGCAAAAGAGACAATCCAATTATTGAGTAATTCACTTTTAAATTATTCAGGATCGATCAGTCCAATAGCTGTTCACACAATGCAAATGCTTGTTGGTGATGAAAGCCTGCAGTTCAGATTCGTTAATAACAAGGTCAATCCTGCCACTGTAGCCCATCAAATCGGATATAACAACACGGCTAAACTACTGTCAGCAGAAGCCGGGATCCTGCAGCACATGAGCCTTGGTATTGTCAGCATCTCATCAAGTCACGCTGCTTCGGAATATAAGTTTTGGGATATGGCCTCTTTTGTCAGTCCGTTTCTTGCTGACCCAACAGCTTACTATCTCTATGCCAAAGTAAGTAAGACCACGACAACCGGCGAATTCCTGCTTAGTCCTGTTGCCATTGCCATTGAAGATGTACCAGGTTATTACCATTTGCTCACAGGGATTCTCAACAGTGAGCAGGATGGAGAGCGGAGCTTCGTAACGCTTTACGGTTTTACGGAGATCCTCCCGGGAAGGATAACGACTGACAGGCTTGTAAGCGCTGATGGTCTCAACTTTTTAGACTTCATTAATAATGCTTTTCACGTTGGTAATGCAAATACTTATCTCGATTGGAATTCTCGTGGCGATGGTAAGCTAAGAATCAAAGGCACCTTACTACAGAGCGAAAGCGGAGCGGAGGCAATGCCCGGAGTATTCAGAGGGGCTTATATAAACGATGTCACTTACTACGAAGGTGATGAAGTGACTTATGCCGGATCAACTTATAGGTTTACTTCTGCCTCTGCAGGATCCGGATTTTTGCCTACTGATCAATCGCACTGGATGACGATTGCAGCTGCAGGCGCAAACGGGACCAATGGAACAAACGGGGAAAGCATCAAAGGTGATCCTGGTAGTGACGGGGCTTACTTTGAATATATCTATGCAAAGAATGGATCTACCACGGCGGCTCCTGCTTTAGTAACTACCGATACAGCACCTGCAGGATGGACAACGGCTATGCCTGATCTTGTATCCTTTGAATACTTGTGGGTATCATCCACCAAAAAGACAGCAGCTGGGGCACTCCTTCAGAATTGGGGAACTCCTGTTCGCGTTTCAGGCAAAGACGGGGTCAATGGTCCTCCCGGATCAAGCGGAGCGGCAATGGCATACGCAGGGGTTTACGACAATGCCAAAACCTATAATGGCAGCAATCTCAGGGTTGATGCTGTTAAGTATGACGGTATTTATTATCTGGCAAGAACTGACGCCGGGACCTTCAGCGGAGTACTCCCAACGGATGCAAGTAAATGGAATCCTATCGGTGCTCAATTTGAACAGGTGGCCACTAATCTTCTTTTAGCTGAACAGGCCAATATTGCGGACTGGATCGTTAAGAGTGGAAAGATTACCAGTCAGAACAATCTCAGCGACGGGATAACGCCTAAAGCGATTCTTGACGGTGAGAACGGAGGTATGACACTCAAGTCAGAGGTGACAACGTACAGCCCAACGGGGCAAGATGTAACCATTGTTCAGACGGTGGAATTAAACAGTGATGCTGCAAAACTTGAAGCCCGGGCAAGCAACAACGAAGTAGCCTATATTTCATCTCAAGGAATCTTTGCGAACAAAGCAGGAATTCAGGCGCTGAGTGCTACTTCTGGGAGGGAGATAAAAGGGGCTGTTGTGGGTTTAGGTTTTGGGAGTTTAGTAAAAAACGCTTACTCAGCAGGCGGTGACGCGATCTGTGGGGTTTTTGGATTGGCCTCAAATTTCTATCAGCCCTCAGATAATGCCGCTCCAAGTTGGGGAGGAATGTTCTACAAACTTCTGGCAAAGGGACTATATTTTGGAGTAAGGGTGGTACAAAATGCCCCTACCTTTCTGAATGACACTGATACATATGTCACCTGTTACAACACTCAAACTCTTTACCTCTTCTTACCTCCGGAACCTCAAAACGGGCAAGTAATTGTAGTGCATAGAATGAACCAATCTCAGATAATGGTCTATGGCAACGGGCACAGTATCAGTCAGGCTGACATTTACGCGAATAATAGCGCTGGTGCAGGATGGGGTGACAAATCATTTTACATATGGGATGGAATTTATTGGAATTATAATTATATGCCAAGATAATATGACACAAAAAGCAAGAATCATCAATCGGAAATCAGTCGAAGTAATAGACTTTGAACAGGAAACAGCAATAGCAGAACAACGCTATCAGCAAGCGCTATCAACGGAGGGGTTGCCTCCTGAAGTACTGGAAGGGATTGAGCAGGAACATCTCGAAGCATTGCAGCGACTTGAATTATTTATCCCATTTCTGCAAACAGATCCGCCTCAGGTAAGTGAGACACAAGAAGTAATTCCCTATTATGAAGAGATTAACGGAGCGGTCTGTCTGATGTGGGAGATCAAAGAGAATGATCCTGCAAAGATCGAAGCAAAGATAAATTCACTTAAAAGTGAACTTTCTTCAACGGACTACCAGGTTATAAAAGCTCAGGAATACGCGCTGGTTGGCGTGGTTTCAGAATACGACATAGTAGCGCTAAGCCAAATCAGACAAGCCCTTCGCAGTCAGATAAACACCCTCCAAGACCTCTTATTGTAGGAGGGTGTATTTTTTTTCAATATATGTGTGCTTAATGAGAACATTTATTTTAACTTTGGTCAAAAGTTTATCTTTTACCGAAATGATCTAAAAGGTCATACCTAATAGCCGAAAGGTGTAAATGGAGAATTATGGATTCAGATGTAATTTTATTGATGGACAAAATCGAAAAGCTTTTTACTACTCAAACAAATTCAATCAATATCCAATTGGTTGACATGAAATTGCAGGCCTCAAAGACGGAGAATAAAGTTGAAGAAATACGGGAAAAGATTCAAAACCTTATCAATGCTGAGACCCTCCATTACATAGAATGTCCGATTAATTTAAAAGTTAAAGAAATTGAAAATCAATATGATGAAATCAAGTTTGTGAAGAAGTACCCGCAATTACTTCAAACGCTTGACTTAATCCTTGAATACAAAGTTGTATTTCTTATTTCGTCGGTGGTTTTTGCTCTCACAACCTTTGTCGGTATAACAGAAGGGGTTGCAACATTTAAAGATTATATGGCAAAAAACAAACAGACTCAGGAACAGGTAAATACAAACACAAAATATATTAAAGGGGAAGAACAAAAAGAGATTAATAGCATGAACAAATGACACCAAAACAGTTTGTAAATCAATTCCTTTCGTTTGCAAAGCAGACAGAAATTAAAACCGGAATTTCTGCAATTGCCATCCTTGCTCAAGCAGCTCTTGAAAGCGGGTGGGGGGAGTCCGCACCTGGTAATATGTTTTTTGGGGTGAAAGACACAGACGGGGTAAATGGTAATGAACAGCTTTTGACCACAACAGAATACAGCCGTAGAAATGATCTGAAATTCCCGGTTATCCTCTCAATAGTTCCGGTTGTACGCGATGGGCAGAAATATTTTAAATACACTGTTAAGGATTACTTTAGAAAGTATGAAACCCCTGAAGCTTGCTTTACTGATCATGTTCAGTTTTTCTTCAAAAATCCAAGATACTCAACAGCTCTTAACTTCAAATCAAATACGGATCGATTCATTGAAGAAATTGCGAAAGCCGGTTATGCCACTGACCCCAACTATGCCACGTTGCTTAAATCGGTCGCGCGATCGGTAGAAAGGGCAATTGTATGAAAACCGGATTCTTTGACTCAGTAAGTGGCAATTCATCCAGTGCCAGAATGATTGGGTATACAATCATTTGTATTGCTCTGATTATCTCAGTGTGTCTGGCATGGTGGGGCAAAGAGGATGTTGTAAAGTGTGCTGGTGCAATTGCTATCCAATTCCCGGCAATGACTACACCGGTATTGGTCTACCTTTTCAAAAACAAGCAGGATGAGATCCAGCACGAAGAAACAAAGCAGGAAACAATATTATTAACCGATAAAATACCGTCAATCAATGACTAAATACTTAATTGGCTTAGCCGTGATACTGGCTATCGCTTTAACATTTTCAGTAAAAACCTGCAAGGATAATAAAGCAGATGCAGACAGGCAGTCGGCGAATATGGAACAGATAACCTGGGATCATAACCGCGACTTGACCTTGACAAAATATGAGTATTCAAAATTACAGGGGGAGTTCAAAGATAAAATTGACAGCGTAACCAAAGCGAATAAGATTAAACCTAATCAGATCAAACAAGCGACTGCAATTAAGATCCAGTACAGAGACACGGCCATTGCCAAGATCGTTTACAGAGACGCCATATCAAAGCCTGATGGATCGTTTATTATTCCCGTCTCATTTGATTCTCAGTGTTGGTCAATGAAAGGTACAATATTAACTAAAGATTCTTTGTCACTTTTTGCCATTACGGAAAAGAGAGCAAATAATGATATTCAGCTGATCGTGACAAATCCAAAATACTTTTTAGGGTTTCTTTGGAGAACGAAGAAGGGAGCTTATAATGCTTTTAGTGATTGTGGGAAAGTTGACTTTACGGATATAAAGTTTATAAAATAGTTTGGTTAGTTGGTTTTAGTATTGGTTCGGTCCCTCTGTAGTCACTCGCTGCAGGGGGATTTTTTTTGAATCAAGTTATGGGTATCTTTGTTTAAATCTCAAAATATAATAATATGGATGATACGGCATACAACTTTGTTTCAAAATTCAGAATTGATAATCTCGAATTCACCGTGTTTGCAAACAAGGTAGGGAATTACTTTGTGGTTAATAAGGATATCGAAAATGGTATTCAAAACGGAATTCAAAAGGCTGATTTCTATATCAATTTTGAACAGTTACACGATATTTTTTCGGATGAAATTTCAGACAATCTGTTACGGGGAAAATTACCCAACTAAATCTGTTTTACAACTGGCTTTTTCTTTTCTTTCTTCGTCTCCCGCACTGATCCAATTTTCAATTTAACCAGGTCAAGCACTTTCCTATTTGCTTCATCGATCAGGGCGTAACTCTTGTCAATATAAATATCAGTTACCTTCATTTCCTCAGTGACATGGTTAAGAGCGGAATGGACCGTGTATTTATTCACCTTTGCCTGATTGGTTGCTATCGTTGCCCAGCTGTGGCGTGAAGCATAGAATTCAAGATCCTCAGCCTTGACAGTCTCATGCTTACCGATCAGCTTTAACCCTTTATTCACCGCTGTACCGAATGTGTCGGGGCTGATATAATTTTGATAAAAGCTGAATACCCTCTTACCTGTTTTATCCCTGTACTTCTCAACCAGAGCCTTAATCTCAGGTTCAATCCTAATGCTGATCTCCGCCTTATCTTCACGCCTGTTCTTAGTCTTGGTGCGGTTATAGGTGATCCTGCCATCCTTAATACTTTCACAGCTATAAAGATCTACAGTATTCATCCCCACCAATCCAAAAGAAAGTAAGAACATATCCCGGGCAAAGTTGAAAAGATTCATCCCCTGATGAGATACTACTTGATAGGGGAGTTTGGCAATGGCTTGGATTGTTTCGATGGGTACCGCTCTTTTACGGGTTACCGGTGACTTGGGTACCTTGAACTTTGCAAAAGGCGAAAGCGGAATATTAATGATCCCGTTATCTTCATCGTTATACTCATCCTTTGCCATATTGTGAAGTGCCCGGATGTTGGAGAGGTAAAGCGAAACGGCTCTTTCTCCTTTTTCTCTTTTGGATGGAGCTGGCTTCGATTCAATCCAGTTGACGTACAACTTCAAAAAATTAACATTGATCTCTGAAATGTCAAGTGTATCTCTCCCTAAGTAGGTCTCAAGGGAATTCAGCATCACATTATAAGTTTTCGCGTTTCCGGCTCTGTTCTTCGCTTGCATCTCAACGATCTTGTCTCTGCCATACGCGATGAAGTCTAATCGGAAAGATCCCTTCTTTTCATTGTAGGTCTCAAGGTAATGGAGTACCTGGTCCGCGTCCATATCCTTGACCCGTTCTCCCAAGGCGTCACAGGCTTTTCTATACTTCTTAATCGTGCGGTCCAACTCATCAATGATGGATTGGTTTTTTATTTTGAATCCTTTGGTGAGATCATCTTTGGTCACAAAGTAAGTAGTGGCAATATGACGCTTCATCCGATGGTGAGTAATCCGGATCTTGATATTGAAGGTGCCATCCTCTTTTCGATGGTGTTTATAAACTACTGCTTTAAAAGTTGTCATTTGCTGAACCACATTTGAACCACATCGTGGAACAAATATAGTATTTAAGTGTGTAAAGTAAACTATCAACCTAAATTTAAGCCCTTATTTTGTGTGCTTATTAAGAACTTTAAACCCTTGTAACTAAAAAGACCTGAACCCTTTACGAATTCAGATCTTTTTGTAGCCTCACCGCGACTCGAACGCGAATCTAAAGTTTAGGAAACTTCCATTTTGATGCATCTAAACAGTTAAGGATAAATATATTATAAATTTGTGATTTTGTTTTTGTGGAACTATTGGAGAACAACGCAAAAAAGTATGAAATTTCAGGAACCCTTTTTTGGCAAGAAAATTAAAGAGATTTATTAAAACAATCAATAATTCTGTCGAAAGCAGCTTTTAATTCATCCCTATTTATGACTTCATCCTTACCTTGTAAGGAAAGCTCATCTAAATTGTTCGTAAGTAACTTTTGATATAGTTTTACTCCTTCAATAAAGCCGTTATTAAAAGCTGTATTACTTACATCTTCCGGAACTATACCCGGCTTCAATTTATAGATATTTACGATATCATCCATTTTATTTTAAATATCCTTTTTTATCCAAAATTTCAAAGTAGGCTTCTTTGCTCAATGGACATCTTGCAAGGTCCAAAAATTCAGTTTTTGAAAGCCCACATTGAAAGGCCATAGATTTTATGAGCGGATCTCTGATATCATCACTGCCATGACTTATTTTTGTTGCTAAGACTAATTTGTCATCGCAATATAGGTGAAGGTATTTATGGTCTTTATTTGATTCAAGAAAGCCTTTTTTCACAAGATTTCTTAGGGTAGTTTTAGGGTCTAATACACTCATAACTCAATGGTTTCAATGTAAAAATTATAAAAAGATTTGATTTGTTTATTACGCTCAGTTAGTGAATTGTCATTCATTTCATTCAGTAGCTTATACATATGGTCGAATTCTTCTGCAAAATCTATGACGGCCTCCTCTTCTGTGTTACCCGTGCCTATAATGTTTAATAATTCATTTTGGATGAGATAATAATTGTTCTCTTTTTCAAATAAACATCTCAGGGGAGATTTCAAAACATAACTACATTCAGGGGCAACAATAACTTCCGGGGCATACTCTAATGAAATATTTTTCCCGGTATAAACATCCACTATCTTTCTTTTTACTTTGCCTTTGATGGTTTTATAATACTTCATTTTGGCAACTCCTTCGCCAAAGTCCGAGATCTCGGGTTTACTTTCCTCGATCTTTGAAATTAAAGAATCTCTTACTCCTGGTTTAAACTTTTTTATACTGTAGAGTTGGATTACTTTTCCCTCCTTCTCACTGTAGTTTCCAAATGAAACCGGGGCAGTGCCAAATGAAGCTGTAAATTCATAAAAATCCGCTACAACTAAATTTCTTTTAAACGGTTCTGGATAAAGTTCTTTGATTTTTGAATAATCGCCGGTATCAGCAATCGCAATGAGCTGTTCAAATTTTTCCCCAACTTTATTTCTCTGGATTTGCCAATCCTGCCCAGTTTTGGATTCTGATCGTTGGCTAAAAGCAATTTTAGGAACGGCACTCCCTTTCTTAAAATCAACTAATTCAATTTTAAAATTATCGAGATTAATTGGAGTGTCAGAAGGCAGATCATATTTTGCTAATGTTAAAACTAATTCCTGAAAGGCAGATGCAAAACGCACTAAATAATCAATGGGAAGAGAATTGTATCTGCCAATTTCACCTCCAATTTCAATATAGGCACCGGTTTCTAAATCAATATCCATAATATTTTATGCTTCGGTTTGGTTAATTCCTTTATATTTTCTGTGTCAATTCATGTGTGCACAAAGATCTTGTTTTGGCTCCGGTTTTAAGGTAAACATACTTCCTTTGCCTAAAAGAAGCCAATCAGATGAAATGTCGAATTCCTTGATCAGTGGTAACATCCACGCCATTTGAAACCAGCCACGGCTTATCTCTTTTTTCTGAGCATAGTAATGGCGTCTGTCAATACCGGCTAAATTACAATAAGTTTGTATGCCTCTAATCTTTTTGTGTAAAATTAGCACGGATACAGCCTCATAAAATCTGTTCATGATCTCAATTGTCTCTTTTGCGTACTCTCTTTTTGCAGGCATGGTGTTATTTTTTTAAGTAACCTTTGTTCATCATCCAATCAAGCCATTCATCCGATCCCTTTTCAAACGGGTTAATAGTCTCCTTGTTTATTTCAGATAACAGACTTTCCATTGAAAACCATTCTTTCTCAAATTCTGAATTATACCATATTGAGTTGACAACTTTTGTCATGACTCCCTCTACCATCTCGTTTTTGTAATCAATAACCCAAAACTCATCCAGTGTGATGCTGTCAGGAAGTTGATCGATCACTCTCTGAATTCTGCTATTCGGGAATGCAGGACAGACGGTGAGATGCTTTCTTGCTATCTCAATCTGAACTTCATTCAAGATTTTGTTCTTGTCAATTACCCACGTGTCCGGCTCTACCAGGTGCCCGTAATCATACCATTTCTTTATTCCGGGGGATTTTAGACCCAAGGATATAAAGTTTACTTTGTTGCAGCCCCAACCGGGATTACACTTTTCGTAATCAGCCGGATTATCTTGGGTGCTGTGATAACATTGCCTGATCTCTTGGAGGGCGTAAAACAACCTTCGATATTCCTTATTGACATTGCAGAGCCTGTCTTTATAATAGATCTCAAAACTGCTCCATTTGTCTATTATATTGAGAAGAGCATTGATCCACTCCCAAAGGTTAAACACTTCCTGCACCGATAACTTAATCCGGATAAAATCCCCTTCAACAACTCCGCTCAATTTCGTAGCAAGTCTCAAAGCCTCTGGAAGACTTTTGGAACTCGTTTTTTTGCTGAATATTATTTTAAGTACCTTATCCATAACTACATTTATACGTGCGCTCAATAGGAAAGGTTACGGTTTTAGAATCATTTTTAAAACAAATAAGTATATTCCTCCAAGAACTAAGGCCGCTAAAAAACCCCAAAAATGTAAAGCCAAAAAGAATATTAAGAGAAAAGGAATCACCGCCGCTAAAAGCCCCAAAACAGTACTCCATTTAAAAACTACCGGCCCCGTTGGATATGCTGAAGTAGCCCCCGGATCAAATTGATAGTTACAGCTCAAACATGTGATCTTTATTTTATTACTTCCTATTGTTCCTGCTAAAGCCCCGATTCCCCCGGTCAATAAAACACCTCCGACGGCTTTGGTTCCAGAAAATCCCTGCTTATTTGCGGAGAGTTGGGTTGATTTACATTTAGGGCAACAAACACCCCCCGGGTTTTGATTTGCTGTGTAAGAAGGGGCCTGATAAGTATTGACTCTATAGTCAATAGGTGCTACTGGCTTGCTCCCGTAAAAAGGCATAGGCTTTCCGCAATGAGGGCAATATGTGTCTTTATCGCTTGCGTCCTTCCAACATTCTTTACATTTAACAATAGACATAGTTTGATTTTAAGGTTCTCTTTTGATTTCTTTTATATAAAACAATTGTACTATATCTTTTAGGTCAAGTTCAAAATCCGAATACTCAGGGTTGAAGGAATGGCAAGTAATTATCCCGTGTTCAACATCGTGGTCAATAATTTCTTTGCAGATGATTCCCTTCGTCCGATGTACGATCACAAAGGTTTTAGGGTGGTGTATCTTGCATTTCCAGTAATCCCGAACAAGCTCTCTCCCTAATACCACGTCAGCATTGTAAATAGCATGTCTCTGACCATCCTCCATACTATCCCCGCGGATCTCGAAAGCCACGTAGTTTCCATTACTGAACTTCTTCGTGGCAATATATACTGGTTGTTGTTCTATGTACTCCACATCCGCGTACCCCGACAAATACCCTGCATGAGCATATTGGCCAATCAGAGGGGCCGTAGTAACAAATTCAGAGAAAGGTTTTTTAATTGAGTTTTCTTCCTTTTTAAGCAGCATTTCATTTTCCTCATTTAATACCCAATCGGGGTTTATATTATAGTTTATCTCTAAAAGTCTCAGTACGCTTTTTGACAATGATTTCACCCTACCTCTCTCAATACCGGAATAACTACCCTGTTGAAGCCCAAGACTGGCGGAAAAATCCTCCTGATTTAAATTAAGGCTCTTTCTTATATGTCTCATTCTCTCTGATAGTTCCATTCTTACGTATTTATAATCATTATAAATAATGGTTAAACCATAAAATACCCTTGATATTATTTGCACGATATATGGCTGAGCTATATATTTGCACCATGTTAGTATTTAATAACAGCACAAATATAACGAATCACAATAAGGGATTAAGACTAACAGTAAGAAAGTTTAAAAAATAACATAAAAAGAGTAATACCATGGACTTCACAATCGCCTTTACTTCTTTCGATGACCTGCCAAACCAGAAGACCGATTCAGACGCTTATAAATTTCACGTCCTACCGCCACAGGATTATACTGAAACGTCTGAGTACATCGCTCTTAAGTTGGAGAGATTCCACGCCAACCATAAGAACGAAAAAGAATTAAATGCCAAGATTAACAAAGCCTCTAAAATGCTAAAGAAGTTATTCAAAAAAGACGCGATACAGCCCCTTCTATTATGGAGAGCTGACAAAGACTTTTTCGTAAGCTTCATACTTCCTTGCGAAGTGTTGGTTGATTCAATCGAAGAAGAAGTACTCTCTTTCTACTTCAAGAACTTCAGGCTTAACGGTCAAATAATTGAAATCCCATACACCTCCTTATAATGAAACTAAAACAAGTAACCGGCACTTCGCCGTCAAAAGCAAAGTCCGCACCAACCGTCTCACTGAATTTCCTTAACGGGCGTATTTACTTCAATGCTCCAACTGTCCAGCTATTAGGGCTCAAAGAAGGTGACAGCCTTGCTTTTTATCAGGATGAAGAAAACCCCAAGGATTGGTACTTCACCAAAGCTAAAATAGATGGATCTGTGCAGTTAAAAGATGCAAATAAAGCCCTTGCCGCTTTTAACGGTGGGATTGCCCGCCGGATACTTCAATCAGTAGGACGTGACGGTACAGCGGGATTCTTCATTGCTGAAGAAAAAATGGACGATAAATATTGGAAAATATTAACAGATAGAGCAATAAAATAGCCATGTGTAAAGTATCTATCCAAATATCTCTTAAACAACTCAAAAATAGAGTTGAGAGCATTACCCGCGAATACTCACTTGCAGTGATCGAAGGAACTGAAAACGGATGTGATTATCCTGATGCATCCGATAACCTAAGGTTCCTTAATGACCTGATCTTTGATATCGAATGCGCCAAAGAAGAACTTAAAATCAAGAAACAATAATGGAAACAACCCTCGTACAAAAAGCATTATCAGACCACGCAAGTAGAAAAGTGGAGCAAGGTGAAACAATTGAGTCACTTCTTAAGGCTTTTTACAGTAGCTCCCCCTTCGCAAACAGCCCGGAAGAAGCAAAGACGTTTCTTCAAGCCGGTAAGGTTGCTTATCCCCCTTACAAGCAAAATGTAATTGAGCTGAAGATAGGATATAAGTTGATCAGTGTTGATTCATACTCCTATCCACAGATTAGTCAGGCTTATGTATACGTAATCACTATTAAAACAGCATAACAATATGAACTTAACTGAATTGTATAAACAATTGCGCGACCAGCCAACTCCACAGAGAGAATTTCGGGCAAAGATTG